ATTTTAATGAGGTTTATCCCAACCGGCCAACCATTTGCTCGAAATAAAGCATCTCCAAGGCCAGAAGGCAGGCTTAAATTAACGATCTGAACGTCTTTTGTATTCGGATCATCCCCAATAGTCTGTGCAGTCCCATCAATTTTAATTGATGTCACAGAGGTTATCGGAGACTCCAAGTGGCGTCCCCATGAATGCTGCAAAATTGTCTCGCCGCCTGTAAGTGACCATCCAATAGGATCAGTAAGTGCGTCACCCTGCAATAATTGATACCCACCCCCATTAAAGCATTGATCTGTGTAAGCCCGCGATTTTAGGAGCCGCCCTGATAAAGACTCAAACCGCCTTGACGCCGCATTTATAAGAGTCTGTAAAAAGTCGTCTTGATCCGTCGCGCTTATCCCAAGGCGAGATTTTACGTTAGATACAATAGTCAAAGCCCCTGTATAAGCTGAGACTGCCATTGGTTACTCTTGCTCCCAAACAGGGGTTAAAAGTGCGAGTTGCTTACGATCTCGAATTAAAGAAAGAATCCAACAAAGACGCTTCAGTAAGACGACGCGCGGGGGCAAGGAAATCGGTTGCGTGTTACGCTCCAAATCTTCCTTGCCCCGTTGCGCCATTTTAATCTAGCCTAAATCTAGCCCGATTTCTTCATGCTGTAAACAGCGACTCCGACAATGCCACCCGTCGTCGCACTAACTACATCAGAAAAAGCCACAACATAGCGTTTAGATCGCTTGAAATTGACGATAAATGACTTATTATCATCAGTCGCAGCGATAGCTTGAGTTGCCCCTACAATGTCTGTAAGGCTTCCCCCTCCAGAGTCATCAGTTTCCTGTATCTTTACATCATGCGAGCCGTCTGTAATAAGTCCAGTCTCGATCACTGCAAAGCAGCCACCATCGCCTTCGAGAAGGTCTACGACAGCTCCAGTGCCGTCCGCGGTCCGAACTGCGGGTGCAAGTGAGAGACCTCCAACAACACTGTTTTTGAGGTCATTTATCCAAGTCGACATAAAACATCTCCTCTCTCAAACTGTTATTTACGACGCTTCCAATGGCACTCGCGACAGAGGCATTCTAAATCGCTTAAAAGCTCTTGACCTAAACGAGCATAGGTCTTGTGATGCGTGGTTAGTAAGCTTCCCCTTTGACAAGACTCGCATTGCCACCCCGCACGATTTTTAACTTGAGTTGAAAGAACACTCCAATGCGGGGTCAGTAAGTAAATCTCATAAGGTAATGCTCGAAGCTCTTTTACACTCAGATTTCTAAGAGCCTTCTCCATTGCCACAACACGCTCTTTATGGCATCTCTCTTGTGAACCATGCCTTCCCAAACACTTTTTCCCTGATTCTGCAAAACACTTCGGGCATGCTTTCCAACGAGTTGCATCACGTAGACGCTCAAGGCGTTCCGACTTTTTACGTGGTTCAGTCTCCCTTAATGAGACAACAACTCGAATTACACCCATAAGCCACCCCCAACCTTTTTACTCCCTAAAAAGGTTTGAAGCTACAGTAGAGTGTCCGTAAGAACGAACGACTCCTCATGCTCAGGCCCAGCATCCGAGTAAAGGATCGCCTTTAGTACAGTCTGATCCTGCAAGAATCGAACCTGATCACTGGCAGCAAGCTCAAGGGCGCCGGAGCGTCCAATCACCCACCGATTAAAGTTGCCCAAAAGGATGTACTGAAGAGTCGTCCCAGAACCCTTTACGCGGTCAGCAGCGGCCTGAAGAGTCGTAATAACAGGAATGTCCTGGAGGCGCTTCTCCGGAGCACGGCCAAAATCACCCCGTGAAACCGGAAACAAGAATGGTCCTTTCTTGTCATTAGCAGAAACAGCATCAGCCCGGCGATTCTGAAGCGTCGCCCACATAGAAGGCCGCATTATCCATGCAGTTGGCTGCTCTGGGTCTTTGCCTTCCTCATATCGTGCAAGGATGAGGGCAATATCTTCTGCATCAATAGTATTCCCGTTAGTATCAACGGTCTGAGCAACGTGAAGTGAAACCTTTCCGCGCGCAGGAACATCAGCCGCAGAGAAGGGGTAGTTCGTAATTCCCTTTGGCTCCAAATCCGAACCCGCTCCCTCGAGCCAGGCCAAGTCCTCAGCGATAGCGGCACCAGTCGCAAGCGCCATTCGAGCGACAAGCTCAACTGAAGGAGTTGAGAACCGGATCAAAGCATTTGGAATCGCGATCGCACCAACCATCTGCTTTGCACGCAGGCGAAGCATCTCGAATCCAAGGTTGGAGGTTGCGATGTTTGTCGTTCGGTCTGGATCACCCCACGTAAAGGTTGGATCGGTCGAGAGTTTCGGCCACGGGGTCTGACCAGATGGAGGCAGTGGAACCTCACGCGCGCCAGCACGCATGAAAACCTCCCGATTTCGCAGCAAGTCGATTATTCGATCTGACGGCGTTGATTGAACGAGATGCCCTCCAAGAGTATCTGTTCCCATCGCAAGGTCCTTCTGAACTTCAAAAAGCTTTGCAATCTGAGGAAACCTCTTACAAAGATAGGCAAGCTCCTCATGATCAACAGAAAGGCTCATTCGCTTGCTAATCTCTTCACGCAGGTCGGCTGCGTCGTCAGGGATAAGCTCTGGCGCAAGAGGAAACATCACGCCGCCGTTAGAAGACTTCAGATAACCAACCTTTTCAAGACGATTGCTGATCTCCCTCTCCTCAGGAGCGAGACTCCAATCCTTCATCTGAATTGCCTTGATAACATTCATCAAGTAGAGAGGCTTTGACTGCCCAACATTCTTTAGAATCGCCGGAGCGCCAATCGGCTGACCCGCATCATCTACATGAATTGCAGGCAAGCCCTTCTCAACACCCTCCAGCCGCGTGCCAAGCTTCCCAACATCTACTTTGATCTCTGTCACCGCCCCCGTAAGGGCTTCAACAGCCCCAACCAACTTTTCAAGGTCCATAACTTCCTCCACGTGAAAAGAAAAGGTCCGACACGGCGCTCTGTTGGCGCTAACACGTCGGACCTAAAAACGGCCTCTCAGTAAAAGTCTTTAAGACTTATTACAGGCTAAAGAGCCTTCTAAGTGAAGAATGTTTATCCTTTGGCACCTCCTACATTTAACAGAGAAAATTACCTCACCGCGAGAAATTCTCTCTGCAACATCGCCAAGGCGTTGTCCACACTGGCAACGCCAGATACGAGATTGAAAATCCGGGCCTCCAAGCCCCTTATCACTTATCGAGAACTCGCTCACAATCCCCTTCAGCCCTTCCAGTAACACGAAATCTAGCTGCGACTTGGTCTAACCGAGCAACCTGATCCTCGGAAAACTCAGGGAGTGGCTCTAGTTGAGGCCGCCTTTTTGATGTTTCAATAAGTGCGCGAGCCTCTTTTAGTACCATCAACGTATGAATGTGTCCATCAGACTCTTCTGTCTCGCCTCGTGCATAACTTTCAGCCGTAATTCGATGATTGTGATCCGCCATAGGACAAACATAACCATCAACCTCTGGCAACCCCGTTGAAGGGTTAAAGTATAGGCTTACATAATAGTCATGAATATGTGCAGGCGAGGTTGCACCGGCAGCAGATCCAGTATAACCATAAGGAGCGATACGTTTATCTAAGTCGACCAACTCCATGTTCTTCACCTCCTCTGTTGACGCAGAGCGCTTCGAGATTAAAAAAATGGCCTTTGGAACAGCGGGAACATCGACAAGAGAGATTTCATGAACTTCAAGATTCTTCAGTCGCTTATACTTCTCTATGTCAGGCATTTACTCGCTCTCCTTGCCCACCAATTGAAACGCCGGTAAAACGCTTTTCCCGGATTGACTCCCGAATTTTCTCACTGCGAATTCGGAAGCCTGCAACCCATGTCCCGCTCTTAACAATAACGCCACCAATTTCTGTGTCAGAACGAACGACATAGCTTTCAACCATAATTACATCTTTTGTAACTTCTTGATGCATCAAACCCGCAAGTTGGAAACTCTCAACGTAATCATGCGCGGCCTTCTCAATATCCTCGACCGTAACAATGTCTCCTTGAAGATCGGGCTCATCTGGAACAAGCACCGGAGCAAGGACAAAACCAAAATCGTTACTAGCCTTAAGAATTAGGTGCGCTTGCTGATACATTAGAACCCCTCTCGAAAAGGCGTTGAGATGGAATGAGCTTCTGAGCAACAAGAAAGTCGTCTCCCCCGATTATATCGCCTTGAATGTCACGACAGAAAGGCTGGACGAAAACACGCCTCGCCTCATTCGGAGTTAAAATTCGGGATCGAACGCCACGCTCAGCCGCTGTAAGCATATCACCAATAATATCAACAAAAATATCAATACGAGAATGATCAAAAAATCCAACATAGGAAGAATCGAAGTCGCGCAACAAGCGTTCCGAGATTTGGCCATCGAGCAATCGGTGGACCGGAACGAGCTTATCTTGCCAAAGCTGACGACGTTGTTCACGCCGATTCCCAAAATTTTCCGATTCGATACCAACATAAATAGGAGTAATTCCGCCAGCGTTCATGATCCCTGAACGGGAAAGTCTGCGTTGATTTAGGTACTCCAGATCACGAGGCTGAACTGCGATTGGCTTGAAGTCTGACCCGTGACCAAGAACAGCAATTCGGCCCGCGTTTCGAGGCCCCCCATAAACCTCACGCCATTGCTGACGAATTGCCTTAGCCTGCGTTTCAGTAACAACTTGATCACTCTTCAAATATCCAATAGGCATCGCACTGTTATCCATCATTGCAAGCGTTGAACGCTTCGCTTGCTGATCCGCGCGAATATCATCTGATGCCGGCCTCACCGCACCCATCCCCCAAACATCTGAAAGAGGGGACGGAAGTCGAAGGTGAACAATTGAACTCATCTTAAATTCGTACACCTTAGCACCGGAGTCACCAGGGCGCCAAGTGTAACGAAGCTGCCACGTTTGTGGATCTCTTTCAATTTCAATCTCGCTTGGCTTGAGTGACCAAAGCTCTCGAACAATACCACGGCTATCTCGAACTTTCCACCAGAAGGCATTCCCGGCGAGAAAAAGATTTAGCATTGAAACATAAATGAACTCCGACCACGCAGAATTTCCATTTATCTCGCCTAGAAGATCCCAAACAGGCCCTTCAGTTACCTCATCTAAGAGGCGTGAGCCCTTACGCCGAAAAATTCTAAAAGGAACCTGAACTGTCTCATCCGCCCAAATTGTTGCGCAGCGATATACAAGCGCAGAAACGCTAAAGACTTTAAGCTGATCCTCAAGATTGTCCGGAGATCGAAGTGTTGACGGAGATTCCGGCCCAAGGATATCACCAGCAATCATTTCTGGTGAAACCATTTCTGCCGAAATCCCACGCTTCTCAATCGCAAGAGGTCTAAGGTATGTCAACATTTGTCATTACCCATTGAGACAGCAATAAAAGTCCTTTAGATGATATGAGTAAAAGTGCAACAGCCGCTATAGCAAGAACAAGCCTTCCAATCCACCACGCAACCTGAAGCTCCAAGGGAGCCTTCTCAGTTAAACCCGAAAATACGACATAAAGACACCAACCCGCAAATCCACTTAGAGCTATTATCGCCCATAACATTAAAAGGGCATCCATAAACCCCTCCCTCAGCTATCCACAGGCCCGAAGAAAAAACAGCACTAAAAGAAAAACAAGAACACCGAACCCCGAAAAGCCTGATTGTACCCTTTTTGAAAACCCTCGCGATCCGGCGTCCAAAATCACTCGAAAGACTCGAAAACCGGATCGGCTACTCTTGGAAGAGTTTTTCCTAATGCAACTAGCTCAAATCTTGAGCTCTCAAGTATCAAGGCAAAAGAATTTCTTACACCATCAAAGGTTGCTCCACAAAGTTTTACATCCCGCGGCAGAGCCCGCTTTATACAAAAGGCCTTCAAAGGCTTAGACGAGGTAAGAAGGCTCACAAGAGCCTCTGGTGCGATGTAGAGGATAGCTTGTCGTCTCACTGATTCAATACCCCACACTGACGAAGAAGTAATTCCAACTCGCCCTCATAACCCTCAACCCACGCATCTGGAGATGCGCTCATGTTTTCAATGAAAGTAGACCCCTCCGCAGACACAAATGCGGGATCGCTAGTAGGTAAGAATCCTAACGGATCAATAAAGAACTGGATTCCTCCTCGAATAACTTCTGCCCACGCAAGGTATCGCGCAGACACAAAGTCATCGTGTGAACTGTCCCCTCCCGCATATCGGACTGTTCCACTAGGAAGAACGGAGAAAGCATACTTCTCCATCTCAAGTACCGCTGTCTCATCGTTGATGAAGTGTGCGGAACGTGCGTCCATGGCCCGCGCAAGTGCATTTACATATTCAGATTTATTGTTCTGATTAAAGCTAATAGGATCACCGGGAATTCCGAGGTCTCTCAGGTCTTGAACTGCGATTTGCCCCCCAAGAGCAGTTGCATCAAATCGACCTCGTGAGATATTGTACTCTCTACAGAGGCTTCCAACTCGATGCAACTGGCCCCCCCAATCATTCATGGGAAGCTGCTCTAGCCAGACCTCTCGAAGCTCGTCAACGTCCCAAATTGAAATCACGGATGCGTCACGACGAAGTGCGGGGTCCCAGCCATAAACATATACGTGGCTGGGTTGAGCTGGACCCGGTATGGAGTTATGAAGTTCCGTAATTCGACGAAAGACCGAACCATCAAGGTCAAGAAGTTCTCCAAGGTACTCTTCTCGAAAGAAAGGCGAATCACTTCCGAGCTTTCGTCGCATGAGTTCAACACGCTTCTGAATTGCGGGGAGCGGATTCGCACTTGTTGGGACTTGCATTGATGTAGAAGTGCGATCTTCTCTTGGAAACGTGTTCTGTCGACGACCCTCAAGAAACTCACTGAAGAACCAGTTTCGGGCATAGACCCGCATGTATTCCTTCTTTGGAGTTGAAATTGCCCATAAAACTCCATCTTGGTCCGTAAGGTTTGTTAGAACTGATTCATACGCATCCCGCGTATATCGCGCAGCTTCATCTATTGCTGCATACATGTAAGTTGCGCCTCGAAGTGCGTCAGCATCTTCTCCTGAGAGAAGTAAGAGTGCTGCGTCTGTTCCCTTCAGCTCGACAGACCATCGCCCCCACGTATCTTGGATTCGCACAAGTGAGCGAGGAAGCTGAGAAAAGACTGGCTTAAAATATCGGCGCCAAATTGGTTCAAGCTGCCGATTAAAGGGTGCGGTCCATAAGCACGGTACACGCTCGTTCAGGAAGCGTTGAGCAAGCCCGATCGAAGTCCCAAGGCTCTTTCCGGCCTTCGTTCCGCATGAAGCATAGTTAAATGGAAGAAGCTCTTCCCGCGCGAGGGGAAGGCCGCTCTGAGGATCAATCCCCATAAATTTAAGCTGCCACGGATAGAGTTTTGGAAGCTCTAAATCAAGACCCAACTGTTACCTCCGCCACGACCTTTGAGCCGTCCGGTTGCTCAATTCCCACGCGAGCTCGAATTGTCTGCGACCCGACGAGATGCCTCTCCATGAGCCTTTCCCGTGCCTCCGCATAGGTTGCGAGGAGAGTGAGGGAAGAAACACTCGCTTTAGAGATTTGAGCAATTTCTCGCGGAGTCAAATTCGACTTCCCACTTATTTTCTCATCGAGAAGCTTTTCGAGCTCTTTATTTGACTTTAGCGCGGCAGAAAGAAGGGTCGAGAAAAGCTCAGCTTCCTCACCTGCGCGCGTTTTCATAACCGCAAGAAGGGGAGAGAACTCTAATTGTTTTTCTTTTACGAGATCACTCATCATTTATCTCATGAGGACATAACTGCCCTGAAGCCAGAGACTCTTTTCATCCCAAGAAGGTTTTGCTTGCGTAGTTCAGGCATCTTCTCCAGTCGTTCCCGCTCTCGCTCAATCGCAACCGCGACCCATGCGTCAACTAAAGTTGGAGTTGTAATCAAGGCTCCATCCGGTAAATGGGCCGCCGGAAAGTCGTAAAATCGAATCCACTTATCAAGAGTCTGTCGGTGAACTCCAAGATACGCACAAATGGCATAACCGCCTCTAATAAGTCCGGGCGCGATCCGAGCACGAGCATGTTTCGCTGACTCAGTATAAAGGCCCGGAACGTTTCTTGACGTGAGTTGCTTCTGAACTTTAAATTCATCGAATGAGGTAATGGTGCGTCCGTTCAAAAAGTAGGCCGGATCGGTATGTCGTCGTAGTTTACGCTTCTTGCCCGAATTTATGGGCGAAAAATTAGATGAGTGCTTAGCGTTATCCCCTATGGGGGTGTTAAGTGATTCCATTTCAGAATCTTGAGTATTTTTTGCTTCGGGAGATGAAATCGCCAGCAGACCGATCAGACTTGGAATGACGCTTGCATCGGAAGCTGCCATCGCTGCAATTTTCGCGCCAAGTTCAGTTACGCCCGCCTTATCCATACATTTATTTCCTACAAACCTTTTTAGGCCCTAACAAGGTCAGGTTTTGGCACGCGACTTGCATCCCCTGCAAACTACATGCCATGCAAGCACTCGCATTTATCTTTTTCACAACCCCCGTTTTGGCCGAGACTTGGCACACTTTTTGCAATCCTTTTATTATATAACGCCGCGCCAAGGTGCGCGAGCGGCGATGCCGCTACGGTGGCGCGAAGTACCTCCAATGAACTACCATATACGGTATCTTGACCTGCCATAGTATACTATCCCTTGTATGGTTTCTGCCTGCCTACTATATATTGTAGTACCAGGGGCCGGATAGTACAATAGCAAGCGTACATTTTTCTTAGTTTTTATGTCACTTTTCCCTTGACAAGAGATATAGACTACCATATATTATGTGTAGGTTATGGTAGTTAATGTTGTTATGGCAAGCCAACAGCTAATACGGAGGTTATTTACATGACTCAGATTCCGTTTCATCGAGGAATTGACCAAATTTTTCGTAGGGATTCGGGATGGAAGACAATCACACCCGTAAAACTTGAAACCCTGAAATTGCTGCAAGAGCTTGGCGTAGAACGAGTACACGTAATCGAAGAAGGTGACTTTACGATGCGCGAATTGCTGGGCGGAAGCTGATTAGTGACCTAAACCTTTCAACGGAGGTAATCTCATGAAGCTTACAATCGCTCAAGACTCAAGCCTCTCGGAAGCTCTATCCTCACTTAACGCCGAGACTTTGAGAAAGCTCGAACTGCATCTTGAAGCCCCTTATGGCCGCCGGATGCAACCCTATGGCAGTGACCTTGCACGGCGAGAGGATTTGATTGTAAGGACTGAAATGTTATGGCGCGAACTAGAACGTACTCTCACGTTAAGGAAAGCGGTAACGGAACTTCTCCGAGCTTTTCCTTCTCGTTCGACGTGGCTTCTTCATTTTCAGCTTCACCGGACGGCAAGACGTATTTTTCGTCAGTTCCACGCATCACGTTTAGCAGTCTCAAACTGCTAAGCGGTTCGGGATTTTTCCGTCACTGAAGAGCGCATACGGCGCGAAACTGGCGATTGAATGTCGCCAGTCTGACGGCGAGAAGGTTTCCTATTTTTGAACGCTTAAACAGGAGATTTTTGAGAAAATTTCCATTTTGAACGATTTTGCCCTTGTCAAATCCTTAGCCTTGTGCTATATTATCAATAGTTCAGATGGCGGTTTTTCCTCAGATTTTCTACTTGCAAGACTTCTTTCCAGCAATTACGCTCGGAAAGATTGGCGCATAGCGCCAGAAAGGTATGGACAATGTACACTAAGGACATCCGCGTTCAGTCTAAGAAGCATGGAATTGACGAAACCTTTGCAGGAGTCACGTTTGCTTCTTCAGGCACCGACTACTCAGAAGGACAAGCTAAGTGGGATGAACTTGCTCAGACCCAAGCTGAGACGAATTTCAAGAACGAGAAACGTGCTCACTTGGTAATGGAGAAGGTGGGGAAGGTTCCCGGCTTGCGCGATCTTATGGCGAAGATCAAAGCGTCCGGCAAGTCTGTTGAGGAAGTCTTGGAGATCCTCGAACAGCTTGCGTAATACGCCATACGCTGAATCAGCGTAGCCCGAACAGATAAGCCGGTATGCAGATAAGCGCATACCGGCTTTTCTATTTTTAGAACCCTGTTTAAGCATTCAAGCATTCGAGCATTCAAGCATTCAAGACCTTTTCACACCTTTAAGGCAGTACCTGGGCCGACCAGGCGCGGCGTTCGGGCCGACCAAGGAGTCGCGCCGGTTTTCTAGTACTACGGCGACTGACCCGCTTCTCAGGTTGCCCTATACGGCCCGATTATCGCGCAAGCCTTACCTTACTATGTCTTTTTTCCATCGTGCCTTGTAGCGCCACCTAACACGCTACAAGGCCAATGTATCTTTTTTCATACATCTTACCGTATACTTTTTACGCGGTTTTCGCCTTTAGCTGGCGCTTATTCAATCTTTCCTGTCTTTGCAGAGTATGTACCTTGCATCACCTAAGCAATGCCATTTTTAGCCTATATCATTTTGGCTTAACTCTTGCAGGGGTGCAATTTCCGTACCAATATTTTTTCAGAATTTTTTGCCCCTGCATTTTCTGTGCCAAGGATTTTGGCACGCCTCTTGCAATTGCAATTTTTATGCCAACTTATCCTATCCCATCTCATCCTCAAGTCATAAAAAGGATATGAAAATGCCTTTTTTCCTTTTCTCTTTTTCTGAGTTCTGTTCTAGTTCAGAGCACAGCCCTTCTGCAAACCTCTTTAGGGAGTAAAAAGGCTTGTGAGATTCCTCTTATACTCTCCGCTCATAAAAAGGGCATGAAAATTCTTTTTCTCCAAAATCTCTTTTCTCCGAGAGATTTTGTTTTTTCGTCTTTCCCTTTATAATCATATATTTAGCGCGTCACTACAGAAAGGCATAGCCTTTTATATTAAGGCAGAACCTTAATGGCTAAATGTATGATTTTAAAGGCCAAAATGGCAAAAAGTACATTAAGGCTAAGGTCTGTCTCGCCGACTTTCAAGAAAGAGGAATGGGGAGTGCCCGGCAAAGTTTAGTTATTTTATATTATTATTTATTTTTTTTTATTATAAAGAAAAGTTTACCCTACGCGGCTTGCGC